TAACTGGATGTTATTGCTGGGAATGGTCACTTCAGTAGGGACTAACTCGTTAAGAGCATTAACACCTGCGGCGAGAACAGGTGTGCCTTGTGTAGTCAAATAACGCGGAAAATCAACATAATCGACTACATTTTTCGAGGGCAAAATCTGGGAAGGATGAGGGGTAAGCATCTGGAAAATCAACCGAGAACCCGTAACATCAGCAATCGACACGCTGTAGTTATTACCCATCTGGGCGGCGGTAGCACCACAACGCCACAAACGGGTTGCGGCGGCGGAGATGTTGAAAATGAAGTTCAAGTTGCTCACACCGTAAATCGCCATCTGGTTCGCCGAGAGATTGGCGAAGTGAAATGGCGAGAGAAACAGGGGTTCTTGAGAAGTGAAACGAAGACGCACAACACGAAGAGTGCCATCACCGATAGTCTGTTGATTTCTTACGGCAGTAGCAGGGGTAGTCTCTTGAAGAAAGTCGATACTGTAAGTGCCACGAGACACAAGAGAATTATCGGCGGTCTGTGCCCAAGAACCGTTGCTGTTGTTGTTTGCCCCCAACTGGTCGGGATAATTGCGATAAGTATCAGGTGCCAAAGGAGCAATACCGTTCCAACGAGAAAGAGCACGGTCATCACCATACATACGAAGCAACTGGGGCAACACATCACGAATATTCACCGAAACGCTGTTGTTATTCACCTGAACCTGAAGGGTAGTGGCGGACATATGAAGGGGGAGGGGTGCCAGAGCATCACGATTACCCAAATCAACAAGAAACTCACCCGCGGCGGGAGTGCCTCTAATCTCAAGTTCGTAAGTAGATTGCCAAACGATATTTCGGTCGAGCATCGTCACCTCACTCGGGGTCTGGATTGAATAAGTCTGCGAAGACGCACTTTGAGAAGTAGCGGGGTAAATCTGGGTCGTAACATTCTGTCCTGACTTCACAACACCAAAGGGGAGACTGTCGGTCACCCTCATACGAGCATCTTCCACGAGCACTTTGCGAAAATCTGCTGAACTCATTTTAATCGGTTTTATGAATAATAGTATAACTTTGTTTTTATATATAATTTCAGTTGTAATATTATTCGCCGAGAGATTTTCGTTTAATCAATAGTCGCATTATAGAAGTCCTTCCTTCGAAAGAGTATCTTTATAGACGCAGCACAACCCGCGGCCAGATTGAACCGATGTAATCCGCTATATTTGTCCTTCCAAAACACCGAAACCTCCACCGCATTCACAGGGGTAGTGCCTCGCAAATCCAACATACGATACTCCGCCGTCGGCACATATGTAATCCTCGTCTGGGACGATGTGCCTGTCGCACCTTGTAATTCAAAATCAGTCAAAACTGGTGCCGTCACGTTGTTATTACCCGATGAACGCAAATTACTACTCGTCGTCCCATCATAAAAATTGAAAATCGCTGGTTTTGATAATAGGGTGTTTTGAACTGGCAGGAGCGATGTCGAAAATACAAGTGCGGATATGGGCGAAAATAAAATAGTCGTTGAATGCTCTTGTGGAAGTAAAATCTGCGGTATTGCCGTCACCGATGATGCGACTGGTGTAAGAGGATAAGTCGGTCTGCTCCCTCCATTCGTATTTTGAAACTGGTTGTTATACACCACCAACATATCCTCTGTTCCTGTCGTTAATTGAAACTGGTCGTTGCCTTGATACACCGTAGGAAACGAGTTCAGCAGATTTGATAGGGGGGTATTCATATACAACTTAATCACACGCCCAGTAAAACCAGCGGTAAGTGCGAGGTTCTGGTCATATGTATCGTAATTGTAAGGGGGTGCGTTCCCTGCTAATGCTGGGGGACAAAGCGGAAAACTCAACGAAAATAACTCGCCATTCGGGTCATAAAACATCTGCGGACAATAGTTCTGTGAGATGTTCGCTGGTGTTCCTGCGGTAGTGCCTAACGCCGCCTTACCCGCCGCTACTAACTGCGTGTTAAAATTATCAAACGCCGCCTTCAACGCATTATTCGCATATTGAAGCACCAACGAAAACTCATTTACATAGTAATATTCCGTAGTTAAATCCTGAAAGGTTAGGGCACCAGACGGAGGTGTGATTGTAAGGTCATCTGGTATATAAATCCAGTTCTCTTGTGCCGCCAAATAATCCGTCACGGGTGCGACACCCGAGTAGTCCGTCACACTCATACCCCACGCATAAATCAGTTTATTCGGGTTCGGTTGTCCTAACAACACTTGCGGAATGAAAATCGGCAGGGTAGGGGTCTCGATACTGAAACGCACAACCGACAACAGGTAATCCTCGGGGTATTTTATAATAGGGTTCTGCCTAATCTCGTTGAAGGTCAGGGGTGGAGCAGTCGTCCCCACTAATGTCGGGTTATAATCACTCACAACATTAATGTCGTAGTATAAATTATAGGGGTCAGCAGAAGTCAAATTACCTCTTGTTGTCATTTTACTTGTTTATATTCCTAATTGTTCTTTTGTTTTTATTATTAATTTCCATTCGTTTAGGTCTTATCTTTTGATTAAAAAAAAAGGACGCCCCTGTCCTGTATTTCACACTCCCATTATTCCGTGTGTCTGCGGTGGAGGTTCGCCGAAAACTTCGGGTCGCGACGCATCTCCTCACGGACTTCATTCACATAGCAATCCGTCTTTCCTGTAAAGTCAGCGACCACTTGAAACGACTTACCTCCGTATTCGTAGAACTCCGTGTCGTCATCACGCAACCATCCCATCGACCCAAACACAATCTCACCTCCGTTGCGGTGCTTCTCAATAACGGCGTTGAAGAAGCACATTCCATAATGCTTACCGCCGTGCGGTGCGAAAATGCGTTCAAACTCGACGGCGTAGTTCTCTCCAAACACATTCTTCGCCTTCTTGATGTGCGAGGCAATCATCACTTTTTGCGTCATCGCAGGGGCGGGGAGGTGGCAGGAAACATCTTGAAGTCGGTTTTGTCTTTGTATTTGTCTGTGTTCGGGAAACTTCGGGTCAATCACGCGTCCATCTCGAACCACCCAAAAGTGTCCCATCATTTGCGGTAAGTCCATCGCCAAAATGTCGTAGTGGTCTCTTCTGTTATCACACTCCATCGTAATCGTTGTCTGTTGTCTGTCTGTCTGGCACATATGAGTAAAAGGATTTCAATTTTTTTTGGACGCACCACCACCACCCACCACTACCCCCCCCCACCGACCGCTCTGGATGAGGGTAGTTCTGGGTGAGGGGTCATCCAAGCGGGGGGTCATTCAAGGACGGTCAAATAGATAGTCCGCTCTGGATGATGGTAGGTCTGGGTGAGGGGTCATCCAAGAGGGGGGTCATCCAAGAGCAGAATGCGGGGGGGTAGTGGTGGTGGCGGGGCGGGGCGGGGGCGTCCAAAAAAAATTGAAATCATTTTACTTCTTTATTCTACAAGACACCGAACTACCAGACAATCAATATGACTTGCTCCATTTGCCAACAATCAGGACACAACAAGAGAACCTGCCCCGCCGAAATCAAAATGAAACTCGCTTGTGCCGACTGCGGACAAGTTGAAACCGAATGCGGCCTCACGCTCGTCGGCGAAAAGGTAATGTGCTATGATTGCCTTTACATCGAAAACCACCCCGACGCCACCTGCCACCGTTGCGAAACAAAACTTTACTCAAAAACCCTTGTGTTGTGTGGCGGGGGTGGTGGTGAGTGCGAAACTTGGTATTGTGCCAACTGCCACGCCGACGGAACTCACGACTGCCCTGTGTGCGACCACGAAGACGAAGACGACGAAACCGAGACCGACGACGACGAAACCGTCAGCGTGGTAAGTGAAGACACCTGCGAATGCTGTGGAAAACCCTACGACCCCCGCAATCCTCACCGCCTATGGGAATTGTGCGACTGCGTCCAGAACGACGACGGAACGCTTTCAAGACCCGAAGAAGTCCCCGAACTGCCCTGCCCTGACTGCCGTCGCTGGTTTGACGAAGGAAGAGAAAGATGTAAGTCCTGCGACTACAAGTTTGACGGCGAAGAAGAAGACAGCGACGAGGACAGCGAGGGGGACAGCGAAAGCGACGCCGAAACCGAAGGAGAGTGCTACGATGGGAGCGTTTGGGTATGCTGTAAATGCGAAAAGTTGAGCGACGGAAAAGGTAATCCAGACAGCACATCCCAATTCTACGAAGAACTGGGCGATTGGTATTGCGGAAAATGCCACGAATACTACACAAGGGAAGACCAAGACGATTTCACGAATAGAATATGCGAGTGGTGTCATTTGGATTTTGACCTTGCTGACCCACACTACTACGACGAGGAGGGGAATTGTTGTTATTGTAGCGAAGAGTGCTTCAAGAAGGAACAAGATTGGTTGTCCGCCCCCTCATCGACGCGTCCCCCACACGGCAGCATCCGCACCTCACCTACTCGCGACCAACTCATCGCACTCGGCAAATACAAACTCGCGAAGTTTCAAATCGGCAAACAAGACCAACGCGACGAAACGAACTGGAACGAAGACGGCGACGATGAACTCTGCTCGGCGATTGACGCATCTGGAAATGCTCTGTATTAACTTTGGATAATACAGAACTACTACTACTACGGGACGAGGGGTGTCCCTTTTTTTTAACTCAAACGAAAAGTCCTAATCATCATCATCTTTGTCCTCTAACATATACACACACTTTTCACTCACGACCGCCTGTGGATAATTCTTTGCTATGGTTATCCAGCGTGAATTGATTTTCTTCATCTCCTTCATCATCTTATTATTG